TTTTTTCCTTCGCTTACTCCCCTATGAAACTGGGGGCGACCAACTAAATCAACTTGCAACAACTTTTTCGAATAACGTATAATCCGAAGCTATGGTGGCCATAGCATCGACGGCCATCACTATGGCCAAATCTGGAACCTCCGTCCTGACCCTAACGAGGTCCTGGAGCATATGCGGAACACGCTCCTCCGCAACGAACGACTTGACCCTGTCCTGAAAGGAGATGAACCTCTCCGGCAACGTCCTGGGATCGTGGCCCTTCTCGCCGAGCAGCTCTATAACCTTAAGAGGATCCGGGACAAATCTGTAGCCGCTCTCAACTGGAACTACGTAACCCGAGCTGAAATACCACACTTGTCCAGTCACCAGCTTGCTCTCCAAGTTGAACAAACTCGACATACGAGACACGACGTCAGCCTTATTCAGCCCCCTAGTGATCCACACCAAGTTATCGTCCCCTTTTGCTATCATCAGCACCAAATTGCTAGGCCCCACGCACTCCATAGCCGACACCATATTATAGACTATGTTACCGAGCATGGTCTGAGGTGCGCCCGATTTCATCTGATACGATGATATGAACATGAGACCCAACGCCTTGCTTGACACTTTTCCCACATAAGAGTCCCTGAATATATCGTACACGCCCGGGTCTAGGCCTAGCCGTATCATCAGCAGAGCTTCCACCATCCTGGCCAGCAGGCCCTGAGACTTGTCGTACTTGGATGAATCAATCTCTATACACTCTAAACCTTCGAACCTCGGTCCCATCCTCGTGAGCCAAGCCGATATGTCGTCGTCAGACATACGACCCGCACTTTTGATCTCAGGTCTCAGAGCGCTCTCGAATCTTTCGAACATTCTCCTGAAGACGCTAGTAAAAGGTGCAGTGTCCTTCTTGGGAAGACTAACTATGACCTGTGGCTGTGATATCTCGAATTGAGCGGCCGTACTCAACTTGGGTTTAATCCTCTTTTTGACAATAGTATCAAACTTCTCAAGGTTGAGTTCCACTAAGTCCTCTGGACACTCTGCTTCCAGCGCAGACAGATACGACTTATCTCTTGTGGCTCTCCATTCCAAGTAGTCGTCAACATTGAAAGTAATCGGGTCCTTGCGGTAAGAAGCTCCCAACGTCTCGTCAAACTTCGGATCGAAGGCAAACTTCGTGAACTTATCAACAAGGTACTCCGCATATGCCCAAGGGTCATTCTGCATCTGCAAGTCCGGAGGATTGAAGTTTCTCTTGGCAGAGGCCATAATGGCATCGACCAGCGGAGTATTAGATATGGGAATGGCGGTGGTTCTTATAGGAGCGTCCTCATGGAGCCTCTCGGGAGCCGCAATGTCCTTATTAATCTCTATTCTACCATAGAACTCCGTATGTATACTGACATCTCTCACGCGCCTAAGTTCAGCTGCGTTTTGAACCTGGGCGGTCGAGTTACCAGGGAATGCCTCGTCATACACGTGCTGCAGAGTCACGACTGGGTCGGAGTCATACTTAAACTTGTATTTCGGATAAACTAACGGCACAACGGTGCCCAGAGGGC